GGAAATGTCAACAAAGCCAAAGGCAGTGCCAGTACCGCCAGCCGTGCCACCCTCGGTCTGGCTTGCGGCCGTTGCATCGGTCTTGGTGTAAGCAATGCGGTTTTTGCCCATACCCTCGCAGTTAACAACCTTTACAAGGTCAATAATGGAGGATACACCAGCAAAACCATTCTCGTTAATACCGCTAACCTCGGTAGGAGTAGCAATAGTACCGCTGGAAACAAGTACAGAGCGTGCCTCCTCTGCGGTAAGGTTAGTTCTACGGGTTTCTACAAACTTTTCGGCTGCGGCCTTTCTCTCTTCAATGTTCATCATCTTATTACCTCTTTCGTTTTTATTCATAAAATTAAGTGCGGATCGCTTGGAGTTTTCCTCCTCTTCGGTGGGCTTGTCAAGTTCTGCAATCTGTGCGTTAATCTCGGCAAGTTCCTTTTCAAGTTCTGCTTTCTTTGCGTTCAGTTCGTCCAGTTCCTCGCTGGCCGCCTTGAGTTCTGCCTCATCCTCGCTCTCGTTGTTCTTCTGCTCCAGAGCCTCAACACGCTTGGCGAGTTCCTCCAGATCGGCAGATCTCTTGCTCTTCTGGCTTTCCAGATACTCTTTAATGCTCATTTTTAAGCCTCCATAGTTTAATTTTGTTTTCATTCTTCAACCTCAATACTGCGCATCGTTTCAAAGCCTCCGCCTTGTCTTTTTGCTTGCTCTCCAGCAAGTCATAAGAGCGTGCGTATATTTCGGTTAAATCACCATAAGCCCCATTAGGGCAAATAGCCACATCAAATAACTTACCGATGCCAGTAATAGTACGGTGCAACTGCCCGTTTACCATCTCCTCGGTATCATCGGTAACAGTAAAGGCAAAACTGCCCTCGGTAAGCAAACCACTCCTTACCATCTTGTAAACATCGGTTGCCTCGGTGGTATCTATCAACTCTGCGTGCATAAATACTCCGTGATCGTCAATAGTCAAGGTCAAAGAGCCGTTGCGAGTTCTTGCCAAAATGAGTTTGTTATCATTGTGGTTGTACTTTAGCGCAACATCGCTCATATCGGCATTGGCAAATGCGTTGCGGTCTACCTTTTCGTACCAACCATCAAAGCCACAATCTATATATGCCTCTTGATCGAAAATAATAGGGTAGCCCTCAATAATCATTTTTGCGTTGTCTTGCTCATCGGCTCTTACTGCCAAATTTTCCGTAGCAAGTCGCAACTCTTTTTGCAATTTGTCTTTCATTCCGTCACACCTCCCGTATCAGTGTTGTTGTTTTCCTCTCCATCAAGAGAGTTATAACCTCTTGGCATTACTGCGCCCTCGCCATTAGGCAACGGCTCGTGTCCCGTCATTTCTCTCCATTCATCCTTACTATAAATGCCCATAGCCCCAGCCGCTTGCATAAGGCTTATAACCTCGCTCATAGCCATTAACTGCGACTTGTGCGGATATAGTTTAACGCAATCATTCGCACGGCTAAACAATACCTTGCTTAACGCTTGCTCCAAACTGATTGCATCTGGTGCAATGTGTATTTCGTAAAATGCCTCTTTGTCTTGTGGTGTCATTTTGCCCGTTAGCAAATCTGCGTTTACTCCCGTGGCTATAAAGGCATTTTGTTTGATCTCGGCAAGTGTGTTGCCATCAACCATTTTTAATTGTCGCTGGATCTGCACATAATCTGCACCATTATCCAACACGGGCAAACCGCCCTTATTGTTTCTAATGTCCTCTAAAAACTTATCTCTAATGGCTTGCGTTTTCTCGTTGTCGCTGCCGTAAGCATTAACCTTTAACAAGCCATCAAACATACAACCTAACTTGCTTGCCTCGGCTACGCTCTCCGTTATAGTTCGGTGCGCTTGCAACGAGTTGAGCAAATCGCTATTGGCATTGGTGCTATACTTGCCACCGCCCATATACTGGTTATCTTCAATATCTTTTTTCCATACGATAATATCATCGTAGTTAAATACTACCGCATCGCTCCAGCCCTCAAAGGTAAACACCCAGTATAGTTGCCCGTTTTCCTCTCGCAACTCTGGCTTATCGCTCGGCAACAATACAATAAGGTTTTCGTTATACCAATAACCGCCCTTTGTCTTGTATCGGTCTACGAGAATATAGCAAGTTTTATCTTTTTCACGCATAAAATAGGCTTGCGTGAGGAAATCGTAAGTAGTTTGGTAATGGTTAGGGTTTCGCAATACCTTTGCTACTGTGCTATCGTACACCGTTATTGCTCTCCCGTCCTCGTATCTAATGTGCCGAGGCTCTAACTTGCCAAAAAATCTTTGCTTTAACCGCAAAGCACTCAATACCAAATTGCTATAAAGCACTTGGCTACCAAAGTTAGAAAATTTCGGCTCATAACCTACCATACTTACCAGATCGTTAAAGCCCGTATTAACTTTTTTTGCTCTCGGCTTAAACAAATTAGCAAGCCAGCCGTTTTTATTAGCCACTTTCTCGCTCCTTTACTGTAAATATTGATTAAATGTTACCTCGTTCTTTTCAAGTGTTGCATAAAGGATAATCAACGCTACAACACCATCAATTTTACGGGCATAATTCCCATCTATCTTTTCTGGCATTATAAGATCACCAACAATCTTGGCACTCATATTACCAAAGCAGTATTTCATAACGGGGTTATTGCCATAGTTAATAAGTTTTGCGTGCAAATCACGCTCTACTGTTTTCATAGGGAAACTCATTAACTTGCTATTTTGGTATATTTTCATAGTGTTAAAGCCGTAACCCGTCTTTTTATCACACCACAAAAGGAAAATATCACTATGCCACGGATCGTAACCAATCGTTATAGTTTCTATGCCGTATCTGTCACGCAAAGATTGATACCAATCTGCAATGTTTTTCTGGTCTATCTTATTACCCTTGCAAACTGTCACATAAGGCATACCAGTTACGGGGTTAATAGTTCTGCTCCACTCTTCGTACTTTGCGCCATTATCTTTATCTTTTAGTTTGCTCTCTGGTATAAAGAATTGCGGCACCACAAACTTTGTATCGTTGCCCCTCTCCATAAACAGAGCCTCTGCTACTGCCAAATCGCCACAATCTGCAAGATCCACCGCACCCAAGCATACTCGCCCTCTAAACCTTTCAAGTGTAAAAGGCTCTTGCTCGTACCAATACTCATCAAGAGTAAGCCAAGCACTACTATTACTGCATTTAATGTTGCAATCTTTAGTTAAAAAGTGCATACGGCTTTCTTTATCAAGCATTGCCTTTTGTCGGCTCTGCTCCAAGAAAGCGTATTTTTTAACTCCATAGATCAAACTTGGGTTACTTTTCTGTAATAGTTCAATATCGCCCCAGCACTCTGCCTCATCGTCTTGCTCAAAGAGAAAAGCCAAATAGTGTATGTTTTCAATCTCGCCATTTAGCCAAGCGTTTGCGTACTCCAGTTTTTTATCATAGTACATACCATTTAAAAAACCATTGGTGCTTACTGTCTTAAATAAATAATCCTCGTGCGTACTCATCGCACGCATTACCGCCTCGGCTATCTCATCATCTTTGCAATCGTGCGCCTCATCGTGTACGGCTTTTTTAAAGTTAAAGCCATCTTTGTTTTGTGTCTTGCTGGAGAGGCGCAATATTTTAATGTTTTTTCTATCGTTGCGTATCTCGGTTAGGTTACTACTCGTTATTTCGTCTTTTGTATCTAACCTTTGGCGCATCCCGTTGCACTCGCTCCAGATCAAGCGTGCTTGCCTATCGTCATTAGAGCATACGCAAAGATTTATACCGCCCTCACCTATAAATAAATCGGTGTTTTGATCGGCAGCCTCTTTGGTACTCTTGCCATTTTTACGGGCTACCTCGGTAAATACCTCGTGTATTAGCCTTTTGCCCGTTGCCTTTTCATAAAAGCCGTAGGTTGCCTCATCTATAACCCGTTGCCAAAGCATTAACGATATTGGCTGGTTATAAAACGGTGCATAACCTTGCAAGCATAGGCTCTCTTGAAACTCAAACCGCCTATAACACTCCGTAGGATCAAATATAATGCGCTCATCCTCAAAGTAACCAAGCAAGATTTTAATAACTTTCTTGATCTTTGAGCCAACTATAAACCGCTTGCGCTCTCCGTTTATGTCGATATAGCCTTTTTTAATCGCCTCGTTATATTGGTATATATACGAGTTCTTTACTACATCACGCATTAAAACGCTCCAGAGCCTTTAGTAACGGGCTTTCCTCGCCTACCTCGTTATCAAGGCTGCGTAGTATTTTGGTTGCTATATCGTTTTTTTGCGCTTGTTTATCGTGTATCACCTTGTGTATAGGTAATACTACTTGCTCGATAGGGTTATTAGGATTGATAATATACTCTTGTGCCGTGCTTAACTGGTCTAAATCTGCCTCCAGTTTCACAAAATCCTTTAGCAAGGAAAGTATAAAACTGCGTTTTGGCTCTTTGATCTCGGTTAGCACGGCTTTTAATTCGTCATATCGCCCCATTTTGTTGCCTCCTATGTGCGTTATGGCGCATTTAGTGCCGTTTTTTGTGTGCTATCGTGCGTTTTTTCGCAAAAATAGCACGATAAATGCTATTTAACGCATAATTTTGCGTAACAACTCAAATTTAAGTTGTTATTTCACTTGTTTGCGTTGTTATTTCACTTGTTAGCCCTTTATTTAATTTTATAATTCTTTTTTGGGCTTTTTTTGTCTTGATTTTGATTTTTTGAGGAAATTTCAAATTTTCGGTGCGTGCGTTTCCAACCTCCCCCCCTTGCAGTCTTCCCCAAAATTTTTTTGAGTTTGACGGTGGGGGTTATTTTCAATCAACACCAACCGAGAATTAAATCAAGCCCAATCGTCCTCAATAAGTACAACTCTCATTTTAACTTTCCTCTACAATTTTATCTGCGTATGCGCTCCAGTTGGTTGCCGCTTTGTAAGTGTCACCGCATCCAGTAGGTACAATGATTTGTGTTAATGCAGTGGTGTTATTTAAAGCACCTGAGCCAAGTGTAGGCGGTGTAGTTGCTTTTACTGTGAGTGTTTCCAAAGCCTTACAATTATTTAAAGCATTCAGACCAATATTTTTTACTCCACTCGGTATCTCAAATTGCTTTAATGCACTACAACCAGAAAAAGTGCGCATTTCTATTGAAAATAAGTTTTGTGTATTCCCTAAAGTAACCGTTTCTAAAACAGAACAACTATTAAATACATCTGTATCAAGTCTGCTTATTGCCCCATTGATTGTTATACTCTTAAGGCTGTAGCACATTTGAAACGCATACATACCAATGCTTGTTATTGTTTCTGGCAATACTATATCTTCTATACTTGACTTATAAAAACCATACCTTGCAATGGCAGTTACACTTAATGGCAAATTTACTTTTTTTAATGTGCCAAAATCCTGAAATGCAAAGCCGCCTATCTTTGTAACACCATTTAGATCATCTGCGGTAAGTTCTGTTGCAGTTCTTTCAATAAGTTTTACAACGCTATCATTACCGCCCCCACTCGCTTGCACATTAACTGTTACTTTGCTCAATCCGTCAAAGCCAACATCTGCCACCACCTCGCCATTTTCCGTGGCGGTTTTCTCTTGCAAGGTAGGCACTTTCTCTGGTACTGCTACACTAACACTAACCTTGCTCAATGCCTTGCCGTTGTCTGGTGTTACATCAACTAACCCATTTTGGGTGATTTGCACGCTCTTATCTTGCAGTTCCGTTTCTGGTACTGCTACCTCAACTGTGCCAAGCCCAGTATAGCCACTATCTGCCGTGTATGTGCCGTTTGCGGTAAAGGTCTTGTTTTGGTTTTTAATCGTTACACCGCTACCACCGCCATTACCGCCAAACATTTTCTTATTCATTGCATAACGGGTAATGTCCATTGTTAGCCTCCGAAAGTAACCCAAACACCGCTTGTATTTACAATCTTAACAGTACCACTCTCAATAGATACCGCAGTGCTGCCAGTACAAGCCGTGGGCAAGTTTGCAAAATCTGCATCGGTATCACAAATAAACTCGCTTTTGGTTTCTTTGCTATACGGGCAATACTCTTGATCTATAAGTTTAATAGCCATTTAATAACCTCCTTGGGTGTAATCGTCAAAGTAATTATTTATATACTCCTCGTAGGCTTTTATATCTCTGCCGTTTGGCATTGCATAAAGCCTATTAAGGCACTCCTCACGGCTTGCCTCCATTGTTACTATCTCGCAGTTATGCGCCTTGTATCTCTCTGCCTCTCGCTTGCGGTCTGTGGCAAGTGGTAGGCTCTCTATGATATAGGCATTGCGCCAACTGCCAGCACCTTTAGCGATCTGCTCTTTGATTGATAGCCTTGTATTAAATACAATCGCCTTTAGTGCGTTAGGCTTTGTGTATCTCGGCTGGCCGCTTAAAGTCTGCCATATATCATCTATATCAAATACTAAATCGCCCTCTTGCATACGCTCACGCACAAAGGTTGTTTTACCGCTACAAGGTGCGCCAGTAACCAAATATACTTTGCGCTCTATTGCTACCGCCACACCGTTAAACCGCCCGTGTACCTCGTTATGGCAACTCCAATGGAGTACGGCTATATTGTCTGGATTGATAGCAATAGAGGCATCGTTTACATTTTCTTTTGTTAGGTACTTTTTGTGGTGAAATACCACCGCACCTTTATTGTTGTTTGCGTTTGGGTTAAAACTCTTTAGGATAACCTTACCGCAATGCTCACAATACAAAGCACCGCCCTTTAATCGCTCTTGCGTTACTTGTGCTTTACAATTCGCCCAATCTGCCGAGTTATAAAATTGTGTGGTGCTTTCGTATGTTTTCATTCGATATACCCAGTATGAGTAATTTCTACCTCGGTTGCCTCTTCGGTTGCCGTTTCGGTTTCCTCGGTCATTTCCTCGGCATACGCTTTCGCATCGGCAATAATCTCATCAAACAACTCCAACTTGCTCTTTGCCCGTTCAAGTACCTTTTCGCAATCTGCAATTTCCTCTACGAGTTCGGCTCTCTTATCCTCAAAATATGCCAGCATTGTTATTGCCTCCTTAAAGTTGGTTACGCAGAGCGTTAATAGTGGTAGTCAACTTTTCTACCGTGTCTTTGGTCTTGTTGATCTCGTCTTTCTTATTCTCAATCTTGGCTTGACAATCTACAACCGCATTGGCTGCCAACTGTACATCTTCCTCGGTTGCCAACTGCGGCACCATTCCGTACATTTCCTTTTTGGCTTGCAGAGTGTTATTAAGGGTTTCCAGTTCACTCTCATAGTTTGCGAGTTCGTGTTCTTGCGTAGTAAGTACCTTGTTAAACTGGGTCAACTGTGCAGATTTTTCCTTGATCTGCTTTTTGATCTCGGCAAGCACCAACTCGTTAGTATTAGACTTGCTAAACAAAGCCTTAATCTTATCCCGTTGCTCTTTTGTATAGCCGTTTGAGATAATACCCACAACCACCGTACACAAAAGCGTTACCAACGGCAATACTGCAATGCCGTTAATAGTCAATACACCGCCAAAGGCAGAGTTAATAAAGCCTCCGCACATTTCCACTACCGACAAAATGGCAAGTGCAATAGTGAGCATATAGCCCTTGAATTTGCTAAAAAAGTTCTTGAATTTGTCTAACATAGGTTTTAAACCCCCCCACAAAGATAATATTTTTTTGCCTATTTTCTCGCCCTCTTCCGTAGGCGATTGCGCAAGGCTTATCGCTCTCATTGGTTTTTGCCCGTCTACAACTGTATCTATGGCATTGTGTTTGCGCTCGTTTTGTTTCTTTTGTGTTTCTTGCCTTATGAGCCGTAATATGCCAATGCACACGATAATTAAGATAATTACCGAGTAACATAACTGCACTATTCCTACCTCAAATTTTGCAATGGCGGCAATGCCTATACCAGCCAATATACCGCCTATAATATCCCAGTATTTTTTAATGAACGCTACCACATCTCACCTTATGCCTCCTCAATAGGTTGCTCGGTTTCTACATAGGTGTACGGTGCGCCCTCCACATCTATTGCCTCATCGTATACCTCGTTTGTGCCTACCTTATGGATCTTAAAGCCAGCATCCGAAAAGGTGCGGTACAAAATTACTCCATCTTTTCTTACCTTATAAAACTCTTTCTTTACCATTTTATTTACTCCTCTACAATATAATCAGCGTATTCGCTCCAGTTTGTAGCTGCCTTGTACGCATCGGCACACCCCGTAGGCACAATGATTTTTTCAAGTGCCGTGCAATACTCAAATACTCCCGTTCCCAGCGTAGGAGGTGTGCTTGCATTTATTGTTACAGTTGTTAGGGCTTGATTATCATAAAAAGCACCACCGCCAATCTGTACTAAAGTAGAGGGCAATACAATCTCTTTTAATTTCTTGCAAGCACGAAAAACACTAGCCCAGATCTGCGTTAGTTCTGTTGATACTCTTACGGTTTCCAAACTCGTGCAACCTGCAAATACATTATTTTCAAGTACCAAAATTGTATTAGGCATTTCTACACTTACCAACTGGCTACAACCAGATAAAGCATAGGATTTGCAACGAGTTAGCCCCTCAAAATCTCCCTCGGTTAATTGTGTGAGCGTTCCACCTATTCTCTTTGTCAAGCCACCGCTACTACCAATGCGAGGAGAAAACAATATTTCTTTGCCGTTTATATATGCCATTGTTTTGCCCCCTTACTCGCCTATTTTAACGGTGTAAATACTGCAACTCATTGCAGTACTGCTATATGTTCCGTCAGTAAACCACCGATTTGCGTACCTAAAACTCATATTGCCGTTGTAATCTACTTGTAGGTCATATGTGGACATAAAATTCTGGTCAAGGGATGTCCATATCGTTTTTTTAATATTTTTTCCCGTTTCCCAATAAATTACCGTATCGTAATCGCAATTGGTATCCGCAATTCTCACAAAGTAATAACCTTTTTCCGTGAGTTTCTTTGCAGTATTCAGCACGGGCGCACCAAAATTTAAGAGTTTTGCTTTGTCCGCATTTGTTGCCCACGGTACTGCACGCTTGCCATCTAATACCTCTTTAAGGTTTGTTTGCAGTTCCTCAATAGCATTAAGCAAACCCTCTTTGGTGGCATCGTTTGTAATGATTGCAAACAAATCCTTTTTATCTGCCTCGGTGAGTGCATCGTACTCGCTTTGCTCACCTACAAAGAATTTAAGAGCCGTGCCGTTAATGGTTTTGATCGTCTGCACAAAGCCAGTATCAATATTGCTAATAGTTCCCTCGTTTACTGCTTGCGTAATTGCCGTAAGGATCTGCTCTTTAGTCATTCCCTCCCACTTGCAATTTGCATCGCACAATACATATACCTTTGGTGTTTCCATATCTGCCCTCCAATTCCCTATAAAACTACAAAAATTCTAAAATTAAAGTTTTAAGTGCCAGTTTTTAGCCTTTTCTAATTTCTCGTCAAACTCTTGCTTTTGCTTTTTCAACTCGTATTGCAACGGATCATTACTAAACCCTTGCTCTCGCCCAAAATTCTGCACATAAAACTTGTTTAGTGCTGGGTTAGGCGGTTGCCACACCTTGTTTTTAATAACCTTTTCTAATACGGGGTTTCCGTCCTCATCCACGGTGTATACGCTTTGCTCGTTCTCTATGTAACACCCTTTGGCTGCCTCAATGCCAGCGTTAATTAAGCCTTGTAACACATCTGCGCCACGATCTTTGCTTAACGCATCTGCAAATTCTTTGTGGGCATTTCGGTAATTATGCAAAGAGGCAACGGATATACCGAGTGCCTTTGCTATTTCTGCCTCTGTGATCCCTTGCCTTACTTTATCGTTTATCTCGGTGAGATAGGGCTTAACAAGGGTTTCGTATTTCGATTTTGCGCCTCGCTTTGCCATTCCTACCACCTTTTTTATAATTTTCCAAATATATTATACTACCATAATTTTACATTGTCAATATATTACAATAATATTTTTTTACAAAATCGCTTGGTAAATTGCTTGTGCTATTTTGCTATGCCCTACTTGCTTGTATAAGTCGGCATCGGCTTTATTGTCTACAAAGCACACCTCTATTAGTATTGCCGTGGCTTTTGTGTTTTTAATTACATAGAGGTTGCGCCCGTCTTTTACTCCTCTATTCTTAAAGCCGAGTTTCTTTAGATAACTGCAAGCCTTTACCGCTTGTGGCACTTGTTGCCCTTTCCAAGTGTATGCCTCGCACCCTTGCCCACCGCCAGCGTTGAGGTGAATACTTATAAATAAATCTGCGGCCCCGTTGTTTGCCAGAGCCACCGCCTCTTTTAGATTGTTTGCCGATCTATCGTAAACGGCTGGTATTACCTCGTGCTTGCTATCGGCTAATAGTTTCATTAACTCATAGGCTATTTTGCGTGTTTCGGTGCTTTCGTTCAAATACTTGCTTGCTCC